TAGCAACATTGTGCAGCGAAACACGCCAGGTAACTTCGCGCTTAATCAGTTTGTAGAACGAGTTGTAGACATTGATCTTGCGGCTCAGCTGGTTGAGCTTAGATTCAATGTGCTCCCTGTCCTGACTGCTAGCATGTGCAGCTCTTTGCAGCTCGATCGTGAACTCGTTGACAGCCTTGAACATGGACTGCCGATCACAATAGATTTCGTGATACAGCGTTCGCAGATCGTCAACATGAATGGTCGCCAGCTCGGTCACGTAAACAGTGCGACCAAGCGCTTCGCTTTGAATGCGAAATGCGTGAGGCTTGCGGTTTTCTGGATTGTCGTCGTGATGAATGGTCTTACTGGATGCTTGCATGTAATCAGCTAATGATTTGCCTTACGGATTCGTACAGATTGTCAAGTGTGCCATTGTTATCAATGGTGTGATCCCAACCAGCAAAAAAAGACAGCTCTACGTCTGACTGGTGAGTATCGTTCAGAGAGTTGCGATTATTTTCACGGTGAACATGAACAAGTAGAAACTTCTTACTCATAAGCAGCGCGGCTTCATTGCGAAACCGCATGTCATCAACAACGATGGGATGCTTGCCTGAATAGCGATCAAACTTTTGCTCAAACGCATCAAGCCAGGTCGTCTCTTTGACAAGATTGCGCCCCCATTCCGTACCAAGCGTGCGGGCAAGATGCCTGTAGCTTCTGCCAATGCCAGGGATGGGCGTTTCTTTTGCTTTGTAGCAATAGTGCTCAATGTCCTCAATGTCGAGGCCATGGTGCATCAGGAAAGTTTGCACCATCTCAAGCAAAGGAGACGCAAAACTCAGTGCTTGATAGCCATGGCAATGAACAAGGTAGTGGGCAATAGTTGACTTACCCTGTTGCGGCGTTGAACTCCAAAGCGCGATGTGCTTCATTTAATAATCTTTGATGTGTAGTAGACCAGCAAAATCACTGCACAGACGACGGCAGCAGCCAAGCCGGCAACTATTGTGGCTAGCAGTGAGATTTGCGCTACCTGAATGGCGTTTTCCATCACCCCAGCTCCCCAAACGGGCTTGAATGGCCGCCGAGCAGATCGGCTGCCTCCAGTTCCCGGAAGTACCGGCGGCGGGCCTGGTGGGCCAGCTGGGCGCGGCTCAGGGCCTCCAGGTGGAAGGGGCTCGCGTCTTGAATGGTCGCCGGAGCTGGACCACCCCTATCGGCCAGGGCATCAGCCTCTTTCTCAAGAATCAGAGCCTCTGCGCCATACAAGTGAGCGCGAGCCGTGATGCAGTTGCGCAGCTTGACTGACAATTGATAATCCATTTAATTCAATTCGTTTCCAGTGATAACCAGCGCATGTTCCGCCGACCCTCATCGCCGAATGGATGCCCTGAGGCGTTGCAAAAACATCCCTGGCGGCAGCGGTGACGCTTTCGTAGATTCGACCGCTTTCGACGGCCTGAACCATCTTACCAGATCCACGGCGTTTCGGGAAGTTCTGGGCGATGAAATCCGCAAGATCCCCGTCCTCCAGAAGCATGAAAAGCCTCTGGCAATCAATTCCGCCGAATAGATCTGGATGCTTACGGGCGAGGCCAACAACATCGGCACGCCTAAAATAGCGTCTTGACTTGCTGCCCGCATTTTTGTAGGACTCGATCAGTCCTTTCTCTGCCCATCGCTGCGGAACGTCAATGCTGGTGCCCAAGGTACTTGCAATGTATGAAGCGGCTATCCAGTCACCCTCGGCCTTACGTGAAACTTTGCGCCTACCCATCGCACTTGCGATAGACTGCCTGGTGCGCTCTGTGTAACCATTCTTCTTTGCCCATCTGTTGTAGGCACTGAAAATCATGGTTGGCAAAACGTTGCCTGCAATAGATTCAAGGGCAGCTTTTTCTTCTGACGACCAGAATACTTTTTTCATGGAATCCTCCATGCGTGACTGGAGATACCCGGATGCGAAAGCTCGCGGGTTCCATGCAGCTGCTTAAGAGCCCTGCTTACTCTGTGACGCCAGATTTCACGCCCTGCATTGTTGATAGGCTTGAGGTCGCCTGGATTCAAGTCAACGCCACCATCGGCAACCCAAGAAAATACATCCTTTGATCGAAAGATCGTTCCACTTGGAAACTTTTTAATCCATTGACGAAGGATTGATTTCCAAGCGGCTACATCCTTAGCCTCACTCAAGACTGTTGCTCCTCCTGTTGAGATTCGCTTTTGACGTGCTGCAACAGATACTGCGCCCATCCGATGTGTGTTGAGATGGCGTGCTTTCCAGGGGGGGAATTCGGAAAGCTTTGCGTCCACCATTCGCGGAAAAGAACTTCAAGCTCGGATTCGTTCATTCGTCCTTTGGAATCAATGTAAAGTTAGAGCAATAGGAGGCAAATGTCAAGCCCCCCTCAACCGGATCTCTGTGCCCCAGGTCGCACGGGTCTTGCTTGATGCCGGTGTAATGGGTGCATTTCCTGCAGGTTTTTCTGCCTGTTTTGGTTTTGCTTTTGAATCTTGGTATCTCAGGGTGAATGCTGGCGTGCATTTCACCACGGCGTATCCTGCCAATAGCAGATGCACTGCATCCGTGCTTTTCGGCGAGAACATACTGGGGAGACGTATCAGTCAGGATGTCAAGGATTGCTTCGTCAGATAGCCTTACCTCTGGTGCTGCACCTTTAGGTGTAATTCCATTCAGCTCGGTCCATGCAAAGTCACAACTCCTACATTGGAAGCGACGACGAACATCGCCTGATTGGCTCCTGCGTGTTTGAATGACATAAGCAACGCCATTGCAGTTTTCACAAACGGCCATCTTTACCAGCTGATTCCAAGATTGTCTGCATTGCCGCGACACGCCATGCTAGGTGATTCGTGGCAGAACCATCGTTTTGATAGTTCAAGCCTCTCTTCTGGCGTTGCGAGCCTGAGGGCTTCACTGTAAACAGTGTAAAACCCGCACTTAACGGCACAGTCAGTGCATTGCCCTTGCCTTAGCGGTAGCTCATTTTTACTGGTCCAGTTTTGCATTGAATGCAAGCATTCAAGTAGTTCAGCTAGCGAGAAGCTTGTGCTTGATTTTGTAGGATCAACCATTGACTATAGTGCGATTAACTAAGTGCTAATGCTGTTACATATCAAGGTGGCTTTTTCTGCTGCATTTCTGGACGGAGATTGCCTCATCAATTTCCGTAGGCGTTACCAGCTCCCAATCGTACTTTGCAAAAACAGAAAAACTGAACATTGGATTCATTCCTGGATTAAATGTAATACTGAAAACATTGGCTCCGGCATTCTCCATGCCCTGAGCGGTTGCAACAGCATCAAAAGTGCTTTCTGCTCGGCGGCAAATGATTTCCATGGCTTGATTAGCGAGTGAAGTTAGTGAGCAGGAGTTTCATCAAACAAAAAGAAACCGCGCTCTGTGTCCTGCTTCAGCGCCGACTCACAATAGGAAAACCATCCCCAGTCTGTGCCGTCAGCAGCTACCACTCTGTACGAAGAAACTTTGCCAAAATGCGAATCGCACGATCCTTCGCAAAACCCAGCAGACGCTTTCTTTCTGGCCTGCTCCTCAAACTCATCTAACTCAGGCCTGTGCTTGAAGGCATTCATTTAGATTCCTCTTGATTAGCGAGTGAGTCTTGTGGGTTGGTCATTCGACTGCAGATCCAGGGCCTTTGCGCAACTCTCGGCAGATAGCATTGCGTCGATCGTTTGTTCCCCAGATCAAGTCCTTGTAGCCGGCGATAGTTGAAGCGGCAAGAAGTCGATCTTCCATGGAAAAACCGGCGACCTTGGGGCCATACCTGAGGCAATGTTCTAGGAGGTCAAGCCTTTCGCATGGCACAGGCCAGCACATGCCGTCGAAGTTGCGAAAGGGAGCTGGTGCGGATGCTGTGTCCATTAGCGTTCTTGTCTTGTGGGGCTGGTCAAACTCACGCGGGAACTCGCGCTCCAAGATCGCAAAGGCAGCACGCTTGGCAACGCCCTCCATGTCCAGCGCGGTGAAGCTGGAGCCAATGTTGCTCCGTTCCTTCTGGGCTAACTGCCGCATGGTGCAATCACCAATGGATCCGGCATCACGAAAACGCTTGTAATCGCGGACGATCTCCCAAAGGGTTTCCAGTGGGTAGTCATCAGGATGGAAGATGTAGATAGATTGCGTCATTGGTTTAGAGTGTAGAACTTGAACCGGTACCGCCCTCCAGCTCAGCGGCGTTAGCTCGCAACGCGTCGGCGGCCCTGGCGTTGGTGAGTGTGGTTGAGGCGGCCCGTAACGCAGCCGCCAGGCACAACTCCTGCCAGTTGTCGTCAAACGGGCCGCAGAGTTCGTAGCGGTCGTTGAACGCGGCGCGGATGGCCTGCGCGGCGGGAGAGAGGTCAGCCATCGGCGCTCTCCAGCCTCTCCAGCACAGCCCTGACTGCCGCCAGCAGGTCCGGCTCCAGGCCCGTCATGACGTGGCCATCATGTTGCCGCAGCTCCCATACCAGGCGGCCTGGGAACTCCGGCTCGTGGGTGATGGTGACGATGGGGTTAGGCATCGCCACGCTCCGCATGTGAGAATGACAAGATTTGTGCGACAGGAGAAAGCAATTTTTCTCCTGTCCAGCCACGACAAATGCGTGTACTCAATGTCTTGCGACTGATTCCAGTGATTTCCGCCGCTTCAGCAAGGCTGACCATTTTGCCTTCAACTTCAACAAGCGTTGAACTCCGTCTATTTCTTGCTTGCTGCTTATGAGTGGCCCATCTGCAATTTTCTGGCTTGTAATGCTCATTTACGTCAATTCGGTCAATGCTGTAGCCAGGGGATGGGCGCGGTCCCATGTCAGTATAAAAAATCGAAAAGTCATGGAACCATTCGGCGCATACACGTATGCCCCTGCCGCCATACAGATGGTAGTTTTTAGAGTTTGGATTGTAGCACCTTTGCTTCATGTGCTCCCATGCACAATACTCTGGAGAGCGATGCAGTCCATGCTTTGTCGCTTTTGACTTACCGCAGCACGCCTCCAGCTCCTGATCGGCGCCCCAGCGGGCGGCGGAAACTGCGGCGTGTACGTCCCAGTTGTCTGAATGCTCTTCCTCGGCATTCTTCCACCACTGCTGTATCAACTCAGGCGGTGGGGTGATCGGATGCTGGTTAGCCATCACTCCACCTCACCCTCAGCAGCCGGCGCGGGCTGGTGGCCGTAGCGGGCTGGCCTGAGTTCGTATTTAACCCACTCGTCAAATTCGCCACCAGGCTCCGCTGTTTTACGTTCAACAACCTGGGCCTGTTCAACGGGAACAAGCATTCCCCATGAAGCCGATTCCATGTCTTCGTGCCAACCATCGGAATAGGCGGCCACTTCATAGGAGCCCATGATGCTTTGAGCTGCCGATTGAGCTTGCTCCCTCTCGGAATACATCTCAAGCCCTTCCTCTGGACAGTAGGCGTACCACTGCCAGCAATTTTCATCGCTAGGCTCCCCAACGACGGAGGCCGGTTCCCTGCCCTCGGGCACAGCCGGTCCATCCGCCAGACCTGCGCGGCCCCAGCGGGTCAAGACGGCGCGGGCGTACTCGGCGGGATGCGGCATGAGCACCATGCCTTTCTGTGGATCCCAGCCCAGATTCCAGCCTTGCCACAACTCCAGCAGCTCCTCATCCGTCGGCCCCTTCACCAGTGGCTTAGCGGCTAAAGCGGCACGAGCGGTGCGGCGGGCCACCTCCTGAGCATCGGAATTGCCGCCTTGCTGCCATGCGGGGATGTTGATGTGGTCAGATGGGATTGGCTGCGTGGCGGCCCACTTCATCGCCTGGTTGTAGATCAGCTCTGCCGCGGCTTCAACGGCGGCATCACCCGTCGGTCCCTCCCCCACCGGCTCGGCCAGGGCGGCATCGGCTCTGGTGATCACGGCATCGGCTGCGCTGATGTGGTGCGTGCCACCCTCTCCATAGTGGACGGCAATGGCGTTCTGCAGCTCGCCCAGCGGCTCCTCACACATTCCCCGCCAGTCAGTCGTGTTCATCGAATCCCCCTCATTGCGACATAAGTGAGCCAGCACACTGGCAGGACAATCAAAGCGAGTGACAAAGCGTCACCGATTGTTGCGTGGTGATCAGTCATTCTCAATCACCCCCTGCAAAAGCTGGCGGGCCTCTTCATTGCTCTTGTAGAAATACCGATGCGCTTCTGAGCCTAGCAGCAACAGGCCGGTCACTTCAGGCCCCAGCATCTTCTCCATGATCTTCCCAGGTTCGCCCGCTAGATGAATTGCCCACCCTGCCATGCAATGCGTGGTTTCGCAGGTGTGCCAGGTCTCCATTTCAAGCGCATTCGGCTGTAGTGCGGCAGTCGCAACGGCACGGAGGCGCTCCTGTGCATCTGCGGCAATAGGCAAACCGATAGCACCTCGCAGGTAGGCACCTTGCAGGTCGGCATTTCGCAGGTCGGCACCGGTCAGGACCAATCGTTTGCCGTCAGGGTCGCCAGCTAGCAATTTTTGATGAACTTGAGGCTGTTCGGTCGAAATTGAAGTCATTGCAGCAGTTGTAAGGGGTCAGAAAATACTCAGACAATCGCCCAAGGCGTCGCGCTAATCTGGCCGCTCACTGGCCACCCTGCGGCAGCGGCAGTTCCGAGAAAATAGAAGAAAGGAGAACGGGGGACACTGGTCATTTGTGATGGATTGATTGAATGGGTTGGATCGTGGAGCGGTATCAATCACCTGACGACGGCCGCATGGGCAACCGGGACGAGCGCGACAGAAAGTGCGCCACCACTGCTGATTGTATCACGCCAATGGCATATCTGCTAGAAGCGGGTTCCGGTATACTTGCAGGATTCACAGTGAACTCGATATTAGTGTGTAGATCTAC